GCGATAAACAATACCCCTGATCTTGGAAAGAATATTTTTTGCAATGCCTTTCAGTTCTTTTGTGCCTTTGCCATATACAAGAAAATTATCCTCGATCACATAAGCATTGTCTCCAGTACCAACGATCACGCCGATATCATTCTTCTGCTCCCGGATCTGTAACTTATTGATTGTTTTAACAAGAGAATCTTCATACTCAGCCGTTATATATAAATCCTTCCCGATCCGGTTGCTTTTCGGATCTCTTGGGAACAAATCATCTGCCGGATAAAGATCGTTTCTCGGATAAAGTCCCTGTATATTCTGCTCCAGATATATATAATGAAACTTCCCGTCACGCCCCATGTGCCCCATGCAGCCATTGATCTCACAAATGCAGGACAACACTTCTTTGCCGCTCATGGATTCGCCTATGGTGCTTGATTCCTCTGTAGCAGAGCTTGTCTCACTGGATGCCGTGACCGCTACCGTTTTCTCAATAGACATATTGTCATTAATGAGAGCAATGTCCGCCTGTTCGATCCCGAAGTGCTTAAAAAAGCTGTTCCGGAACTGTTTCATTGTGACTGGATCATAAACTGTAACAGTCGTAGTTTTTCCATCTTTATCTTTCTGCTGCTCTTTATGGGATGGAAAGACAGTGTTATACCATGCTGCCACATCTGCATTTAAAATGTCATAAAGGGCATCATATGCCACTACATCTCGGTATTTTCTGTCAGCAGTCGGTGTATCGGAATAACCTTTGAATCTTCCTATCAAAAAGGGTTGATCTGTGTGCCCGCCAATTATCATCTTGACGGTCATCCATCTCCCTTTCATTGGAAGAAAAATATTTGATACCTTAAATTTTACAGATCCGGCTTCGACAGCACCAAAAGTCAATTCAGACTGTGAACACAGGCTTTCTGTTAATTCAAACTCTTCCTCATGAAATTCCGTATTTGTGATATGGATTTTCTCATCATCGGAAATAATCTCAAGCTGGACATCAACGCTATTCTGTTTAAATAAATCAGCATATTTAAAATCAATCATCCAATTACACCTCCATATCCGATAAATGCCAGCCGGAATGATCCATACTGGACCGTCCATTCATCTGCATAATCTATCTGATACTCCACGTCGGGCATATAGCAGTCCATCGTTACATAATTGCCGATTTCCGGCATCCATGCGGTAACAAGCGATTTCTTTTCGATTGCATGGGAATATTGGGATCTGATGTTATCCATCAGTGCACGCAATGCTTTCTCATCTATATCTCCCGGCGTTTCCCATTCTGTTTTAATCGAGACGTTGCTCAATGCCTCCCGGTGCAGTATCCCGTTCGCATCCCGGTAAGAATCAAGATCCTGCCCCTTGATACCGCATTTATATTTCTTTGCTTCTATGTACCGGAAAGGAACTGTGTAATTGCCTACTTTTATTAAAAAACCGCTGTATGCCATTTCTCACTTCTCCTATAAATCAAATGCCGGGTTTCCGGTTCTCCGGTAATAGTCGTTTGCCTCTTCCCGTACAATTTTAAAAATCTTTCCTTCGTCCGCTACGATCCGCACCGTCTGCACGCCTTTCATCTCACTTGCGATCATTTCTGCAAGCGGTTTCATGTAAGACAGGTTATTTTCGAGCGGAAGTACTGCTTCGCGTCCTGCTTCTCCGATGTTTGCGAGAGTGCTGCCGGTTGTGATACCACCATTGGCAAGACGTGGGATGGAAACATTGCTGATTGTCGGAATGCTTAACCCGAACTTATTTCCACCTATGATTGGTACCCAATCAGGAATATCCCATTGCAGTCCGTTCAAAGCACCTATCATCGTGTTTAAACCGTTTATCATTCCATTCGCCATTTTCTCTACGCCGCCAAGCATTGTATTGATAATATTTTTGACTCCGCCCCACATATTTTGAAAAATATTCTCCACCTTTTCTTTCATATTATTAAGTGTGGTAATGACATTGTCTTTTACATCCGTAAATGATTTTTTCGTATTATCTTTGAATTTTTCAATGATATCACTCACTCTTTCCCACATACCTGTCAATCCAACTTTAAGTCCCTCGATGATATAATCGCCCATTTCTGCCATTACAGTCGATGGGGAATGGATGCCAAAAGCATTCTTGAATCCTTCGATAAATGGGTTAAAAATATTTTCTACAATCCATGTTCCAACATTTTTCAATGCATCCAGTATTCCGTTATAGAGTCCCTCGATTACATTTCCGCCAGCCTCTTTAATGTAGTCATTGAAGTAATCCTTTACATTATCCCAAGCGCTTTCGAGCAAGTCCCAAATACTATCCTGTAACTCAATAGCGGCCTTTAATGCCTGGAAAAGAAGTTCTGCAACACTCTCCATTGCACTCGCCCAGTCAAATCCTTTCAATAAATCCGCTATGCTTTGCGCTATGTATGTTGGTATCCCACTCCAATCGATCTCATCAATTACGCCACTAAGAAAATCACATAATCCCGCCAGCGCGCTTGATAATGTATCTCCAATAACTCCCCAGTCAAGCGTTTCGAAAAATCCACCAATGGCATCAACAATGCCCTGTCCCAGGGATTTCCAGTCTGTATTTTTTATTGTTTCATCCAAAAATGTAATCAACCCTGTGACCGCAGTTCCGATTGTTTCTCCAAACTCCGTCCACTTAATATTCTGAATTGCATTTGACAATGCCTGTCCTACGCTTTGTCCCATTTTTCCCCAATCAAGAGTCGAAACAAATCCATATGCTGTATCAATAGCCGCATTCAAGCCATTACTGATTGTTGTCCCCAGCAGACTCCAATCCAAATTATCTACCAAACCATTTATTCCAGTAGCCAGTCCAGATCCCAGTTTTGTCCAGTCAACTGTTTCTAAGAATGTATTCAAAAATATAAGTGCTGTATTAATTCCTTGTGCAAGTGTATATCCTAATAAGTTCCAGTCAAAATCACTTACAAATCCATTTATCAGCGTTCCGATTCGTTTTCCAGTCTTTTCCGCTTCTGCCTGGATGGAATCCCACGGAATACTTTTCATTGCGCTGTTGAGCTTATCCGCAATGATTTTTCCAAGTTCTGTCCAATCCTCACCAGCCAATATATCCTTTATCTTTTTAATACTGTCTGATATCGGCATCTCTTCATATGACACTCCTGTGGTTCCGCTTCCACCGCCGCCACTGCCAGAATCATTCGAGCTGATTACATTCAACTCATCAAATCCCTGCAATGCACCTTTTGCTTTCTTGGCAGCATTCGCAGTACCATTTAAGGATTTCGCATAGTCTACCTGCTGATTCTTCGCCTTGCTCCATGTACCTTTCCCGGAAAGTGCAGAAAACAACTGATTAAAGAGATTGATTGCTTGGGCAAGCCAGTTGCAAAGCGTTGTTAAAGCTGGTGCCAGTGCACTGACAATTGGGACTGCTGCTGCGCCGATAGCATTTTTTAAATTCGTTGCCGATGATTTAAGTTCTGACATTTTCTGATTGAAATCGCCGGAATACTTTGCGTAATTCTGGATTCCTGACTTAATACTATCAATCATTGCCCGGAACGCTTTTGAAACCCACTGAAACACCAATATTGTTAGAGCAATTTTCTTTACTCGTTTACCAAATTTTTCAATCATTCCGCCTGATTTCTTGGTATGATTAAAAATACTATTGAAAACTCTTTTTGCAGCACTCCCAACCGAAGATAAAGCACTTTTTACTTTTCCGACCGTCGGAATCATGCCGGCAATCGCTGTCTTTGCCTTTTCAGCAGCTTTTTGTGTTTTGCTAAGACTCTGCTCACCCGTATTTCCGGTTCTGGCTTCTCTGTCTGCCGCCTCATTCATCCGCTGGTTCAAAATCTCCATCTGGCTATTTACTTCTCGTAAACGCTCTGCTTTCTGCTGATATTCTGTTGTGCTTTTGGGATCAACATAGGCAGTACCGGTATTTCTCATTGCCTGCAACTCTCCGTTGGCATACCGTATCGATTCCGATAATTGTTCTGCGTCATACTGCATATTTTTAAATGTACGACTATCTGTTTTACCGCCAACAGCTTTAAAACGTTCCATACGCTCTAATAATTTATCTAAAGCTGTATTGTCTTTATTAAGCTGATCTTGTACTTGCTGATACTCTTCTGTCGGAATCCTCATCTGTTCCATCTGCCGCATCTGATCGGTAAGACGCTGTGATTCCCGCGTCAGTTTCTGAAACCGTGACTCCAACTGCAACAGACTGCTGGATGCATCTCCATTTTCAATTAATGTCCTTATTCTGATTTCTCCATCATATCCACCAGCCATATGCAATCCTCACTCCCTAAACTAATCCCAGTTCCTTTTCTGCTTTCTTCTTTGCTCTGCTTTCTTCTTTGCTCTGATTTCTGCCATCATCTGATCGTATTCGTCAATCTTTGCTTTTTCATCCTCGGTATACTCTTTCTTTTCTTCCGGCTGTTCTAAGGCATACATTTCCTGTGCCTCCTTGATCGCCTGTCTCTCTTCTTTTCCCATCTTGGATGTGATTTTCTTCCTGCGGATCTCTATAACCTGTTGGAATGATGACTGTTTATAAGGCATATTCCAGAGCAGACCATTGAACATCCACCAGTGCATTTCATCCAAGGAGAGATCGATCCCATATATCTGCCGGAAGTCTGCATAGATACGCCACTGGTCAATGTCGTAATCTACCAGCCTGCGGTTATCTTTTGACGATCCCGGTTTGTCATGGAACCAGCCATTTAGAAACCACTCCACACACTGGCGAAGATCATCCCCGTCCGGGTGCTCCCGTTCGTCGAACAGCAGATAGATCAGTGCATCACTCTTCTCATACTCATTCAGTTCTTTGTCATACTGCACAAGGAATACCTGTATGCCGATACGAAATGACGTATTGACCTTGTACCCGTTCCATTCCTCAGGCAGCGGATCGAGCATGACGTTAATCATACTCGCGCTCCTTTTCTGCCGGAGTTATAGCGTTTTCTGGTCATCTCGTAACGCTTGCCGAAGAGTTTATTCATGACCGGGATGATCTTCTCGACAAATTCCACCAGTGCTGTCTCATCCGGCGTGAAATCTCCATACACGTTTTTTACTGTGTCTTCCCCGAACAGACCGTCGATCTCTGCTGCGATCTGTTTCAGGTACTTCACCCGGATTCTGTTTGCCTGTAAAACCGACTCAACATCAACGTTGTCAGAATCTACCTCATCCTGTGCATGTTCTTTCTTCCATGCTGCCGCCTCTTTCTCACAGTTCTCGGAGATTCTTTCCAGTTTGTTGATGACCTGTCTGAATTGCTCGGCTGTGTCGGCATCTGCGACATTGATACTCAACACGGTAATGACATCCCCGTCCTCATTTTTAATTGCGATTTTTCTGACACCACTGTCTAATACTAATTCTTCCATGGAATTACCATCCTTTCAGAAATCGGGCAGGACTTAAAGGAACCCACCCGATTATGCTAATTTTTGATTAACACCGTTTATTATTTTCCTGATGTACCGGACGCTTTCGCCGCCCATGTAAATGTGCCATCACCGGCGATCGTGATCGTTCCAAGTTCTACCGCACCATTTCCGTTGATCTGAATCGAAGATGTCAGCGTATCGCCGCCGGAGCCGCCTGTGCTTGACGGGCACACCGTAACCGGGACGCGGATGCAATCGCCTGTATTTTTTGTGATGTCTGTTTTGTAATATCTGTAATAATATGTCTCACACTGCTTTCCCGTCGGGAACATTTTGAACATCGTGTCGATTGCAGTCTGCATATCATCAGACATGTAATCACGCTCCGGCGTTGTCGAAAACTCGTATCCCTTTACCGTGTTATTTGCGTTTTTCATGTTGACGTACTGGGTTGACTCTGTATTCGGTCCCCAGTCCTCTGTGATCTCTTTGTAGCCATCGCCCATCTCTACGATCTTGGCTGTACTGCCGATGAGAGTACCAATATCAAGTAATGACACCATGTTGGTACGATCTTCGGCGAAAAACTGTAAGTTCGTTTTCATGTATCTTCCTCCTGTTATTTTTTGTAAAAATACTTCAGTTGTATATTAATGGCATACACAACCGTTTTTTCATCCTGTTCGCCACCATATACCGGGGATGTCCTCGTAATTGACTGTAATGTCAGATGTGGATCTTTAAACTCAATTCCGCTCTCTTCCATCCATGCCGCAAGGTTATTCAACATCTCCTGTGCTTCAATGCTCGCCCTGTTGGTAGTCGGTGAACACTTATAAAGTATCTGAAAAGGCATCTGCGCCACATAGCTGCCACTGACATACTTTTTCAGATATACTGCCCCCTGTATGGGGAATAATCCAATAGATCTATCCGCCTTGATGGAGTTCCATCTTATCGTCGTATTGTCAGCCTTAAACAGCTTGGGATAGTCCGGGTATGCCAGAGCAAGTGCAAGAATGCCTTTCTGTGCGTTCTCTGCATCCCGGATGGTAAGTTTTTCTGGTTCTGCCATTTATACGCCTCCTACTTCAAAATGAGGAAGAATATCCTCATATTTGTCGATGTTCGTTACCTTATAGACATCATCAAAATTGTTTCGCATCCATTCGTAAGCGTCCGTTTCCGGCAGATCAACGGCTGCCTGATCTCCCTTAACAAAAAAATCTTCCGTGGAATGAAATGTGATGTAATTCTTCTTTTCATCCTCCGTCAGTGCATCCCACGCTTTCGGCTCCATGTATGTTTTGTTGACATCACCAATACATACAAACAGCTTTGCCGCATCTGCACTGTCCATACCACTCTTGGAGACGTTCGCGCCCTTGGTTTCCACAAGGTCGACACCCTCAAGCAATGTCGGGTAATATGTTTCTTCCTCGGTTTCTGCATTAAATGAGCGGTTGAATAGTGTGACAGTCTTGTTATCAAAGAATCCCATTACAAGCCACGCTCCTTACCGCATTTAACGCACTTCCAAATATGTTTGCGCCGGTAATGATTTCCACCAATATGCACATCAACATATCCATACGGCACCATCTTGTGTTTGCAGAATAATCTTTTCAAAAGCATCATCACACCCCCGCGTATAACAATCCGGTGCCGGATAAGTATTCACACACCGTGTCATAACACAACCGGTTCTGTGCTACCTTATCCCCCAGCACCTTATCAATAAGTGTCTCATTTGTACCAAAGCTGATTGACCGCCCACCAGAAGACATTGACTTGACATTGCCGCCTTTTTCATCACTGGCATGACTGGTCTTGAAATCTATCTGATAGAGCAGATCTGCAAGTGCACAGGTGGCTTTCTGAATCCGTTCGTCAAATTCTGTTCGGGTATCATCGTTGATGTGTCCATAGGTCAACTGATTCAACTTGCCAGATGCACGATCTTCCCACTTGGGGAAAAGGGATTCCCCGATAGAATCCCCATAATATTTTTCTTTGTAGAAGTCATATGTGGTGTATCCCATCAGAAATCCCTCTTTTTCTTACCCCCTGGTAATAATCTGCGCAATGTTAATTGCTCTTGCCGGGAAGTAATCTGGCTTATCAGAAGAGTTGTTCTGTGCAATTTCCCAGTTTGCCCCTGTCTCCAACTGTGCACCAGTCGGAGAGATCACACCTGTGTTCTTCCACGAAATACCGTATGGAGCAAATACTTTTCTCTGTCTGGTATACAATGTTGTCTCTCCACCATTCTTCGCCGGATTACGATCCATTTCAGATGCAACCTTTACACCGCAGTTTGTGTACTCGATTGCTCCGTTGCCAAGAACATAGGTGGTATATTTTGTATATCCATCCCCCGCACCCTTAGAAGATTCTGCAACTTCCACAGCCGGCATCGTATCGTCAATAAGTACGATCCTGCCGTTTAAGGTAGCAAGCCCCAGATCACGTTCGATACCATCGGCATCTGTATATTTCATGTAATCCAGCAGCTTAAGATTCTCCAGATTTGTAGCGACCACAGAATGCATGATTGCAAGTGAGAAGTTTGCTTTCTTATCTCCCAGTGCTTTCTGCATTGCATTGTTAAGGGTTGTAGGTCCGAAAGTATTTTCTGTTTCTGCAGTAATATCGTAGGTGTGCGCATCTACGAACTTCTTACCCTCTCCGGTACTCATAGAGAACACACCTTTAAGAATGCTAAGAAGCGTATCCTGATCTACATCGTCCCAGAACTCTGCGACCTCTCCGGCTGCTGCGGAATAATCATCCCCCGAAATGTCAGATACAAAATCTTTCTCTGTCCATCCCTGTGCCCTGCCGACAACGATGCGCCCCATAGTGTAATTGCCGCGCTCTTCTGCTGTAATGTCTGTCTTGCCGTCATAATTTACGGTCTTGCCAGATAAACGCGCCTTAATCAGAGTTGTGATAAAGTTACCGCCCTTCTGGTCCGGCAATAAAGGTGCATACTCGCCACGCTCTACGATCGCGCCGCAATGAAGCAGTTCATTTAAACGCATATTCGGAGTCTCGCGCACTGCCGCATCAAATACTTCACCATTGAAATTTACCAAATCAAATAATGCCATGTGTTATTTCTCCTTCTTTCTGTTCAGATATGGCGTAATATCCATATCCGGGTTTTTGTTTTTGAGTTTCATAAGTTCAGCCATAGAAAGTTTTGCCCCATCCGGCTGATTAATTGGATTTCCAACAATCTGGCTGCGGTTCTGCTGCGCCTGGAATGTCTTATCATCAATGAGAATGTCCGGTTTATAATTGCCTTTATCATCCTTGACAATGGCGTCAAACAGATCTGAAATACTTTTTCCGCGTGCTTCATCAGAGTTAAGTTTGTCGACCAGCTGCGCTTTGATCGCGTCTGCTGTGATAGCATTAACAAAATGCTTGTCTGCAAAGAAATCTGTCACAAGGCTGTCGAGTCTTGCCCTTTCGTCTTTCTCTGCGCGCTCCTTACGTTCTGTTTCCAGTGTGGTCGTCAGTTCTGCAATCTTCTGATTCAGTGCATCTGCATCCGGTGCGGAATCTCTCATAGTCTGTAATTCCTTTTCAAGAGTTTCCTGCTTTCCTACAAGTTCCTTATTTTTTTCTTCGAGTTCCTGCGTTTTGGAAAGTTTCTTGTCCAATTCCTGCTTAGAATATAATTCCTCGCCCATACTCTTTTTGATGGATTCTTTCTGCTCATCTGTCAGTGACAGACCAATCTTCTCCAATTCGCTGATTACTTTTACCATGTTCCTTACCTCTTTCTTTCCAAGTTTTTACTCCGGTCAGTCCGGCGCGAATGAGTTGCTATTTACTCCATAGCTGGCAAAATACAAAGAAAAAAGCACGCCCAAAAACAGGACGTGCCTTAACAACATCCTATAATTTTTCTAGGGTAGCGGACGGCTTCCTACGTTCCGTCCGGTGCTTATTTATTTGTTAATATTATTTTATCATGAGTGTGGAATAGATTTGTGCCATTTTTAAGCAAAGAAAAAGAGTCTGTTTCCAAGTTCTCTAAGCACCACCATACTTTACACATTTCGCCTTTTTGCTTTGGCTGCCTTTTGCCCCTGTGCGTATCCAAAGAAAAAAGCATTATTAATTGCTTCATATGTATTTGCACTCGCATTACTGATATGTATAATATTTGACGCAAACATATCATAATTTTTATCAATTTTACCTCTTGTATCGCTTATCACTTTCATAGTATCTTTTATTCTTGCCATAGTGCACCCCCCCTACCGTGTGATAATATCCAGTGCTAATTGCTCATATGCCGGAATTTTAACAAACTGCTCTCTGACTTCAATTCCTGCCTGATTGAATATTGATTTAACCACCATAGCAATCTCATGTGGACACGCACCCTCTGATTTCATTATGCGTTCAAATAAACGACCAGCATTTGTTGCGCTTTCCAGTGCCGCCGGGGATACTGGGTACTGATATGTAATGGAATGTACTGTCTGCTGTTTAAAATAATTATTTACCAACTGTCTCTGAACAGTCCATGCCAAGTCATCCGTAAAGGACTTTACCAACATAAGATAGCCCTGTTCTGTGATAAGATACATACCATTCGGAGCCGTCACACCAAATTCTTCTTTTGCTTCGAACGAATTTCGTACGAAGTAATCTTCTCCTAAAATAAAATGATTTTTGTTGATATTAAAGTTTCTTCTTGCTGTTCCATCTGGTCTTTCATGCACCCGGTCAATATCTTTAAATGTTATTACACGCTGACCTCTAAATTCCTTAACTACAACTTCTTTTGAGTTAATTTCCACTATTTCATTCTGCATTTTGCAATTCCTCCTTGCAAAAACTGGCGGAATCCCCTATAATGCGAATAGGAAATTCCTATGGTTAATAGGTTCCATTCGAGCAAACACGCACTCGCCAAAGTTATCGTGTTTGCTCTTTTTTTGCTTCCAAATCCCTTTTTACGCAACCAGTAATATAATCTTTCAGCGTAATACCATTCGTGAAACAAAAGATTTTTAACTGCTTGTGAAACTCTTCATCGAGTTCAATTATTACTCTTTTCACTTCTACTCATCTCCTTTCGTGTTTACTATCAGAACACATTCATTATTATATTTTCCAATCAATGCTTTGTCAATATATATTTTTACAATTTATCCAATTTATGTTATTATGTTTCTAGGAGGTACACATATATGATTAGAATAAAAGAATTGCGCACTGAAATGCACAAATCATTACGTGATGTTGCTAATGACTTGAATATATCCTATTCCTCTCTAAGCAAATACGAACGTGGCGATCAACAACCGAGTTATGAAACACTAATACGAATTGCAAATTATTTTAATGTAACAACAGATTACCTAATAGGAATTACTAATTCTAAATCATCAGAAAACAGAACTATATGCGACCAATTAAATCTTTCAGATGAAGCAATCCAAAAATTAAAGCAACTTCCATTAATAATAGATAAATACAATGGAATTTCCCTATCTGATATTTTGAATTTTATAATTATACAACCAGAATTTGAGCATCTATTAAAAAGTATCCTTTTATACAAAATAAGGACCCCTGCCGATTGGTGTAATATGGAAAATTTTCTTAATAAAGATAACGCAACTCCTATCCCTCAGCACCAAATTAAAGAAATAGACAAATTATACATCATACAGCAATTTAATAATATTTTATCTCATGTTCTGGAAGATGAAATTACCACTTACAATACTGTTACCAAAACCAAAAACGATATTACCATTTCCACACGCAAAGAGACCACTTCTGACTAAGCAAGACCTTATTTACAAAAATCCCCGCCTACGTTATGTAAGTGGGGGACTTTATAATGCACATCTGCTCTTAGTATGCTAAAATACTCTTATCTCTTAGTAGAAAGGAGCATCCGCCAATGTCAATAATGCAAAAAATACTCGATTTATTCAAACTTCCAGACGCTACAAATTCCGTCGCATCTGTTCAGATAGCTGCCACATCCACATATACACCAAACCCTAAAATGGAGCAATATTATAAACGTGAAGCACGCAAAAAAGAGAATAACTTAAATATAACCTATCAAGACGTGGCTATTTATGATATGAAACCTTTCGATTTAAAACACCAATTCATTTATGAGCATTTCACATGCATCTGCCTAGATACCTATAATCTTGATAAAGCATACGAATATCTTCATAACGCTAATGCTCTTATCAAACCTTTTTATAAATATTTTAAAGGTACCCTATTACCAAATAAAATTGACACTAATCCTGCTATAGGGAGTAACCTTCCCGTTTCCCATCTTAGACTTACCCCATATACCTCGACCATGCGGAAATGCAAATATCCATTTTATCTGTGGTTAAGTTCTCATGGTAATCATGGCGATTTTTATCTTTATAAATTATATTTTGACCAAAACGGTGATTTTAAAAAAGGAGATTTATCTTTTACCAGTAAAAACGCAACAGTATCCTATCAAATTCAAATCCGCAATGATGGCAACGAAAACTATGTTCGCAGAATTGACAAGACATTATATATTGAACCGTATGGCACTACTATACTCTATATTGATGACCAACGAAGGCAATAAAGAGGAAGCACTATGCTCCCTCTCCTTGACCTTTAGCTTTCAATTTCTCTATTTTTCTTGCAAATTCTGTATCCAATTCTTTAAAAAGTTCTCTGTTTGAATCAAGAACATCTTTCCAGATCCCTTTCCGTTTTGCATCCTCTATAATTTTTTCTTCTTCATCAAGTTTTTTATTTAATAAATTCAAATACTCAGCCTGTGCCTGTCTTTTATTCATTCCGTTATATATAACCTCTAAATATCCAGTCCATAATCTCTGATTGCAGATATCATCATATATAATGACTCTGTATAACCACGAACTTTTTGTTTATCTTCTTCGGATGCATCTGATTTCATAAAATCGGATACCGCTTTTTCGGTTTCAAAATAGTCTTCTTTCGAATATTTTTTCTCTCTTATTTTTGCAATCAGTTTATCTGCTTCACTTGAATTTTCAGTAATAACATATTTTTTATTATACTCTTGAATTGTTTTTAAAAGTCCTTTAATGTCTGCCATTACTGCCACCTTTCAATCTTTCAACAAAGTTCATGACATCCTCGTAATCTTTATTTGAAGCACCTGCTCTTTTCAAATATTCATCAACCCTGTTCTTTAACCATTGATAGCGCTCTGGAAGCGGTACATTATATAATTCTTTTGCAAATTCCATATCTGTACCAAATAAAAAACTATCATTTAATGACTGCAGAACAATTGTTTTATCTTCATAAGCATACGAATTTACAATATTTTTTTCTTTACAAATTTGCTGTTTCAACCATTCCACACTGGTTTCTTCTATATATTCATTTGCATCATATACCTCATGCCTATAATAACTACAAGAACACGAATGCAACATTTCATGCCATATGGTTCCATCGTCAGCCGTATCAATAAGAGAAATATCACAGGACCATTCTTTTGCCCCCAATGTTCCACCAGACATCATTAAATTATCAACAATAATATTCCCACTCCATTTCGACGGTCTATCAGAGTATTGCGTTATCTCATCCTTTATCTGTCGTGCAGTCTGCTCAAGTTCTTTCTTTGTTCTTTTAGTATAACCCACATTCTTCGCTTTTTCCATCGGAACTTTGACAGAATTGCTATAAGCCATTGCCCTGCCGTTCGCCTTTGCCGACTGCGCCCTCTTGAATCCTGCAACCTTGATTCTATCAGCCTGTGTCTGCAATCCATTATCCGCGCAGAATTGCTTATATTTTTGATTTTGTATCCGCAGTTTATAAGCAAGTTTATCATATTGTGGCTGCAACATATCTTTTACATCAGTCTCTGCTATGCCGCTTAACTCTGCCTGTTTTGCCAGCAATTCGCGCTTGGTCTGCCGAATAGCACGCTCCATTGATCTCTGCTGCTGTTGTTTCTCATACAATTCCTGGCTCTCGTGCACATTAATTTTAGGATTTCCATCTGCATCAACATAAGGATTTCGCAGAGACTTATCCCACGGCTTATGGGAATGCCTGCAATTATATCCATGCAGTCCAAGAGGATCTACAACTCTTCCCTGTCCTGTCTTTGGATCTATGGTGTATCCGGTTGCATCTAACAGATTTGGTGTGTCTTTATCACTCCCGACGATTTTATATACTTTTCCCTGCCAATGATCGTGTGATGGTATTCCATCCGGGAACTTCTTGCTATGCCGCGCTCCCATATGTGCCGATACAAGAACATACTCTATTCCTTTTTGTGCTATGTATTGATTAGTTACCTGAGCAGCCGTCTGATTCATAGAAGTAACGACACAACAACGCACTGCCGCTTCTAAAGAACGCCTGGCACCCGTCGGATAATCAATCACAACGCCACTCTGTGCATATCTGTCAAGCACTTCACATATTGCACTGCTATACGACTGCATACCAGATGCCACACGATAATCTACCTCATTCAGCATATTGAGTAAATCTCTCTGCGTCTGCAACATAGTTGTGCGTGTAAGATTATTCAATTCTCCGAATGTTTTCATCATTTCGGCATTCATTGCCATGATGGCTGCATTATTTTGCAAAGGTGTTTGAACATCTCCAAGCCGTTTTAAAACCTCTGCATCATCAGAGAATGATGTCATAACACTATCACGCAATAAACGCCGCACTTCGTCCCTGCTCTTTCCTGTCATTTGTGAAATTCTTTTTACAATTTCAGTATGATGCAATCCCATCTGCTGGAGTTTCCAAAGTTCCCGATCAGTAGTGCCAGACATTTCCCCCGATTTTATCAAACGCATTGCTATATCACTGATAATCCAATCTTCCAGTTCCTGATACATTTCTATCAGTTTATCTGATTTTCCGTAAAAATAATCCGGCGTTAACATTATCCTCTTCCTACCTCTCTCTTAACCAAATCAACCCATTCTTGACCATGTGTTTCCTTCGCTCTCTCAAACCAATGATCCGTAGCTTTCGGATGCCCGTTCGCATCGTAGTGCAATGGCCTGCCAGTTGGATATTTCTTTTCTCCGCTGCGCGCCCATGATCTTCCATCCTCTGTCAGATACAATTCTCCCATATACTGATAATGCGCATATGGCACATTCGTCTCAATCAATCCAGGTTCAATAATATTCGTCGCTCCTATCATAGATCCCTGTTGAAACGGCATATATGGAATCATGTCATTCAAGACCTGCATGTCCAGTTTATCCTGTGCGCGTCTAAGATTTCCGTCAATTCTGCTTGTATCAAGCCTTATATTTACGTTTCCAACGGTCCTGTCGTACCTCATTTACATCCCCCATACTGCAATCGCCGCACTTACCATTAAAAATCCCCAGTAAATTGTGTCACATATTTTTTTCTTTTTCCTTGCCTTATCCATTTCTTCTATAAATGAAACACAAAATAAGAGCATGATTATTTTTAGCACCATCTTTATTCCTCCCCGTACAGTCCGCCTTTGTCCTCCCCTGCATTTTCTTCGTCACACTCCGCAAACATCTCATCAATCTCTTTATCATTAAATCCCTCATATTCTTTGAGGTATTTTCGTTTACTGTATACACCATTCATCATAAGCTGATATGCTCTGGTTCGATCCTGTTCAAACGATGCCAGCAGATCCTTAAAATAAAATACATCTTCATCCGCTACGCTTTCATCCAGTGCGTTGACGTACCCGCTCGGCATATTAAAAAATACATCGCAGTATTTGTCCAGTGCATATACCAGATCCTTGATCGCAGATTTCAGTGCATTCCTCATATCTGTGATGGTCTCCACGGTCTCGCTGTCGTCACTTTCAATCTCCGTTGCTGTGGTGATCCCTGTCTTGCGATCAAGAACAAACTGCCCCTGTGAGAATCCTGCCTTGGTTGATATCATAGATAAAATGGAATTAATATCTGCAACTCTCTGTTCTGTCAACAGTGTTGGTACATGTTCATTAATCGTATTAGAAGCTTCAACCCCCATCCTCAATCCCTTTACAAATCTTGGAAGTTCAAGTCTTTCCTTATCTCCAGTATTCTTATCGCGTTTCATCAATGCACTTTCATCAATAAATGTAATATGCTGCGAATCATCGACTTCATCATCTTTCCTGCTCCACGCTACATCCAGATTGCACAGTTCCTCGATACAATTCGCAAATACTGCCACGCCCTCCGGTGATGTATAGTCAATGGTGTTGTTATACGGCATCTTGAAATACCCAAACAATGGCTTTTCCACATTGGAGATTGTGACTGATTCCGGTATATTCTTCCACTCCGGTACATCTGCCAGTGCAATGCTGCGCCCCAGACTGTCGCTGCCCTTTGATCTGAAAGCCTTATTCTCAATGGTGTATGTTCTTCCAACTCCTTCTCTATCGTCAGAGATCGAAGATGTAAAGTGCTGATACTCCAATCTGGTATAGTAATCATCTCCCTTGATCTGCCGATCAATAAATATAACCCCAAGGATATCCCCGTTGCTGTTCTTCTCTGTCACTGCAAAGCTGCCCGGCATTACATAGTCGATTGCTCCCGCCGGATTATATGTACCGCTCGGCTTAAAAATAATGCCGCCCGCGCCACAGGCATCCTCTACCTTATCCCGGATGGACTTCCGGATCATTGCACCAATGCACTGATTGATATAATCCGCCCTGTCGCTGCCACTGATCGTCACATTGAGATCCAGACAGGTCTTTTTGCTGGTGTAATAGCAGAGAAACTTTGCAAAATTGATTGTGCGCACAGTCTTGCTCATCCAGTACGGTCTACCCTTAATGATGTTCTGCCACTCGATCTGTGCCATCTCCATCAGATCAGAAGAAATAATATCAACATTAAATTCTTTCTCTGCACTTATTTTGAATAAATTCATGATAAACTCCTTTACTCGTGTGAATATGTTCATATGCCACCGCCTTAAATGCCAAGCTGTTTATATACTTCATCTATCTTGTGCCACTGAATAGCAAGCCAATCAACCATTTCCTCATTTTTTGCCCAACCGCCATTATACCGGTTTGAAGAATCTGATAATCCACTCTCGTTCAAAAATGCATGCACAATTTCATGGCGCAACGTCTTTTTCCTGTATGACTTCTGTTCTTCTTCACTCAGGTCAAAGTATTTTTCTTCTGACATATCCGCAACAACAATCAATTTGCTCTCTTCGCCACAATAACCGGCTAAGCTATTTTCTTCCAGATACTTATCCTCTGATACTTTGTGTGTCTCAATTTTGTATTCTGTTCCGAGAACATTAATCTTCATATTCTCCATCGTCCTCTTCCTCCTCATCTTCGTCTATCTCGTCATCATACAGTCCATTATTGCGGCGACTCTCCATAATCACGCGGTTCAATCCGTAGATCAGTGCCATTGTACAGTCCTCACCAATCTTCGGGTAAGCGTCCGAAAAGCTGCCATCTGCCAACTGCTCATGCTCCAATGTTGTCAACTCATGCGCAAGGTGCGGGCATCGTTCCGGATCAACCACAATCTTTGTGGTCTGCTGCAGCCATTCCCAGCAATAATCCCTTCCCTTGCCGGAACCCCAACGCTTTTTGGCACCGATCGCATTAAATCCCCAATCCTGCAACTCTGCAATGGCATCTGGCCGCGCCGAGTCACATATGATCTCTTCTGTAATGTATTCCTTAATCTTTCGGGCAAATGCGCTGTTCTTGCACCGCTTGGCAAATACCTCCGACACGCAATACAATGTATCTGTGTCCTCGTCATAGTAGGCAACCTCAAATGTTTGCGGGTGCTCAAAACCAAAGTCCAGGCCATAATAGAGAAATGGCAGATTCTCTATCTCTGCGTCCGTGATGGTCCGCTCTTCTACATTGTCGAAGATGCCACCACCAGTACCGGTTACTTCGCCCATATAGTTATTGCGGTAATATAGTGGCTTATGTACCTTGAACCACTCCGCACGCTCAAAGAATCGTTTACCAAGCCACTTCACCGGCACATTGTAATAATAGCTGTGGCAAATCCTGGTCTGCTGTTTATTCCGGCACTCTTCCACGTACTGGTTCATGAAGTTGTTCTTACTCTTCGGTGGGTTGAATATCTTGATATCCAACGCTGGCGTATCAGATCTGAGAAATGTATCTTCGATGTTATCCATCTGCTCCACGCCTGCCATCTCGTCACATTCTTCATGGATCAGCATCTTTACATATCCAAATGGCACATTGAAAGACTTTAAACTGATAGGCTTGTCCGCACCAACGAACATTACCATCTGTCCGGTTGGCTTATATACCGCGCACATTGGAGACTGCTTAAAATCCCAGTTATCCAAATCGTTATAGCGAATGACAGTTTTCATATACTGGTTATACACGGAACCTCGTAAGTCGACCTTGTATCGTCTGGTATATGCAATATGCGCCTGTGGATCTTGCCGGATGGTCTCGTATGCCAGGTCTCCCCAGAAGTTGGACTTGATAGAGCCACGACCGCCCTTAGATACAATCTCATGCACATCTATTTCCCCGGCAAATGCTTCATGCACCGTCCGGTATATCTCCACAAAATCGGAAGTAATGTCTGTGATTGGTATCGTCCACAGAGGTGCTTTCTCCCGCTTTTCTTTTTCCTCCCGTTCAATCCTCTGCTTTTCTGCTATCGTCAGTGCTTTTTCCAATCCGTCCATAGCCTTAAGCTGATCGGAGAAGTCCGGTGCGAACCCCAATCCGTCTGTAACCTCGCCTTTTGCAATCTTACTTCTACGCTCTTGGATGTCAGCAAGACTCATAATGTCGCGGTGCTGCTCTTTCTCGATGCGCTCGGTCTGTTTTGCTATATATTCAGAGATGCAACTGTTTGCAACCAACTTATGTGCGTTTCCTCTTGCATATCTTTCCGAATATCCTGCCGCTATAGCTGCCCTCTCCGCATTACCACCATTCTTCACATATTCATCTGCAAATGCTTTCTGCTTCGGTGTGAGTTCTTTCTTCATCCGCTCACCGCCTTATAGATATCTAATAGACAATAGATTACATCCACCATTGAGCAAGTCTTTAATATCTCATAGTCTCTCGTTTTCCATTCTCCACTAAATTTGTTATAACAGTATACTGGTGTAATAATACGATAAGAGGTAATCATGCGGCTCTGCTCTTCCGAATAGAACTGATTTTGATTTATTTTCACAACCATTCCACATTTTATAATAGCTGTCTGTAGTTTTTTCATCTTTCCTTTAAGGTTTGCCACACAATCATCTCCTTTCATGGCAATAAAAAAAGATACCGCATCCATCAAGGACATGGTATCTTTTTACAGGTGTCCGGATTGACCACCGGAGCCTCACATTGCTGTGTGTTCTCCTTCCTAAACTACTACCTGTTGATATGATAATACCATGCCCTCTGCACTCTTTCAATCATTTTTCTTTCTTTTGAACTTACCTCATACGTTCCCTTTTCGTCATGTACATATCCCCTATGTGTATGTGGATCAATCTTTTTTCCGTTCACATTGTGTAAATGCCCTGTATCAATTTGCTTATACCGCTTCTTGTTTTTATCGTAATATGAGATACTTTTTATTTCATTCTTGGTATTTACAACTGCATACACTCGCCCATCTGTCATGGTTTCCATTGGTGCTGTAGCTGATCCATTGTTATAACTAACAAATTTTATATTTCCAGTCTGATATAGTGTTTTATATTCACTGCCATACTTCTTACCTTTATCGCTTAATCCACTACTGGCTCCTCTGCCACCAAAGAACTGCAAATTCTCTACCACTGCGCCACCTCCGCCTCATGCCACTTCTCACTAAACTGCTTGATATGTACAATATTTCCCTTACACTCATCCGGGACTTTGCCACAAAAAATAATCTGGGTAGGTTCTAACCTTTTTACCATCTCAAAATATCCATCAAGAAAGCATTGCTTCTTTTCTGCGCTGTTCTGTGTCCCGACAGAAGAAACTGCAACAACACTCTGTGTAGGTTCTCCATCAAAGCACCATTCGAACGAATCACGATTGCTCCAACAGATTGTAGGAATGACATTGATACCATACATCTGCCAGTATGCGCCGAGCCAGTGTTTCCGGTAATGGTTATATATCTGCAATGCCTTTGGAAAATCCATGTATAAGCTAAAATCCGGTGTCAGCACATACTTGAACCGTTGCAGTATTGATACATATCTATCAGGATCTGTCCACACTCTGGTAAACTGGTAATCATCCAGGAAGAAATGCACCGCTTTGTTCTCAGGCTCTTTCGCATTTCTTGCATAGTTGAATCCGATAAATTCCGCATTATTAAATTGTGTAAGCTCTATCTCCGGTATGTCATACTGTCCCACTCCGTCAAATAACATCCTCTGTGCATTTTCGTAATTTCTCTGTGTTTTATACATGGCATAGTCCTTTCCTCATATCATAATTATAAGGCAGGTAATCAGAGGATTTGTGCCAAATTTAAGCATAGAAAAAGAGAGGTTTCTATTCCTCCCTTCCGAATATTTATTCTGTTTCATCTGGAATTCTTACTATTTCATATCCCACTGGTCTTATTGTTCTAGGTTCCCCTTCTCTCATAGTTATAAGATTTTGCTTTTGCAGAGTTTTAAGATGCGAATACACTGATGATGTCGATTTCAGACCAACACCATCGCATATTTCTCTCACTGTAGGAGAAATCAAATTTTCTTTCATATAAGCTATAATAAAATGATATATCTCATCTTTCTTTTTTACCATACACTTTCCGTCCTTTCATATATTATAGCTTCATAGTAGAACGTGTGTTCTTTTATGTCAATGGAAATATCTACCACTCCATTCTAAACTGTCCGTTCTTTTCTTCTACCAAATGCACCATTCTCTGCCGTATCAGCCTTTGTGCAGTCCCCCTTCTGCGGTAAAAGCTCCGCCTGCTGATTGGGAGAATGCCGTAGTGCGCTTCCAGCATGTCATAACTGGTACCAATAACGATTGATTCTGTCAGTTTATCAGCTATGATGCTGTCCACACCCATGCAGATCTCGTATATCTCTTTTTCATCCAAGTACATTCCCCCTCTCAAAATTTACGCAAAAAAAATACCAACCATCGAATATTGACGGTTGGTAATATACCTATATATCTACTTAACTCTTCTGGTTTGATAATCTTCAGATAATCTGATTGCTTCATCTGCTTTATATGTATCCATATCATAAAACACAAAATTGCAAGTCCTTTTATCATATGCATACCATATTCGGCACCCTGTCTTTTCTGTAAACAAATTTGATAATGCTGTTGTATTTTGTTTGCAAACCATAGATCCCAATGTCCTGAATTGACTTTCATACACAATTCCACGAATTGCTAGTTCGGAACAGATTTTTGACAGATCTGAATCCATATATTCTTCCAAATGTTCCCCTAATGGTTTTTTACAATCATATTCCATGTTTATCACCTCGTAGTTTTCTTCAATTATACTACGCCAACCGTCAATATTCAATTATCAATGTACTACAAATTTATTTTATTTTTCTCCCTGCTCTGCGCCTCACTTAATCCAAAAAGTCTCTCATATCATCTACATCTCCCGCTAAAAACCCATCAAATATATCCTCAACTTTCGCAACAAGTCCTCCATCATGTCCATTCTCTCTCATCTGCTCCGAGAAATCTTTCTGTGAGCACTGAAGTAAACCATTTTCCAACCTTGTCCATTCTTTTCTGTAAGTTATTCCATTCAATTCCAATGTTTCATTAATTCCGTTTTCTGTCAGTTCTACCGTATACTTCATGCAATTATTCCTCTCTTTCTGCATTATATTTCTTCCACGCAACAATTTTGCTTCTATAAAAATACTCTGGACATCCACTAAAACACTTACCTCTTCTAACAGAATGTCCCTTGCATGTAAGAGTGCCGACAAATTCACGCTGCGGCAAGAGCAAGTTGTCGCTTGCTGACAATAAGAAAACCTTTGTATCTAATGGGCAACTGTCCATGTCATAATTCCAATCCATCTGTGATCCTCTCTTTCCGTATCATCTCCCACCCACCGCATATACTACTGCGGAATGTGGTATGATGATTGCTTGGTTTTGTTATCTGGTTCTAAAATAAACTCATCTGGTTCTCATCGTACTGGTAAATGCGTCCAGTCATGATCCTCCCTAACTGACGCAATCTCTCAACCCGTGGTTTCTGCTTAAGATTTGCCATATAATTATTATCCACTTCCGGCGGTATTGATAAATAACATTCCTCCGGTAATGGCAACTGATTTTCTGTGCAGGCCTCGCGGATCTTCGACTGATAATAAATGATATGATTCCGTGTCAGATTCATATTGCATCCATCAGACCAGAACGGATCATTACACCCGTTCTGATTGATATCTTTCCAGTGTTCTATTTCTCTGTGGATGCACTGGCAGTACTCTTTCACTTTATCTTCTGCTGACTGTATCATGGCATCACCTCCGGAACGTCTTCAATCTGCATCTGACCTTCCAAATCATCCGCATTGCGTTCACTTTCTTCACAGGCTGCAATTTCTTCTGCATCCATATCAACTTCTTTTCCAACCTCAATACAGAATACTGGTTGTCCAAGATCTTTAACACAAAATGTTCCTGTTATTTCATATCTCTTTCTTTTTCTCGGATTTGCCAAAATAACACTTATTGGTGCATCATCCGGGAATGTATTCAAGTATTCTTTTAATTCACTATTTTTCATTTTCTTCAAAAGGAACCCGGCGCGCCTTCCCGGGAAGCTCCACTCCTTTCTTGTTTTACTTTAAAATCTCATCTAAACAGGCGTTCCAGCCCTCCCGGTGCAATGTTCTGTCAATACTCTCATAACCAGATTTCAACTCTGGTATCTTCTCCGGCAACTCCCGGAGGGGACACCAATCCGGCTTTGCTTCTTCACTATTTAATGAAAGCTCTTCAACGCCAGTTGCATAACACTCGTCATCTTTTGAGTTCCAAAACTTACACATGGGGCAATCTTCCGGCATATCCATAACCAATACTGCTTTAGCCATCAGTTCACCTCCGCTGCATTTAATTCTTCAAGTTGTCCCTGTAAATCCTTATAATAGTTGATTTGGTCGGTACAGTGCTCTTCCAATATATCAATCATTTCCCTTTTGGCATCCTCTAATGATTCTGCTTGCATAAAATTCATGTGGCCATCAATCACGGACTGCCATCCTATCTCTTCGCCACAATAAACAATGCTTCCTACGGTGATACTGCCATAATAGGCAACGATGTCTATTTGCTTTTCCCAGTCATCTTGTTCTGGGGCAACTTCTTTCCACTTCATTGTACACATACCTCACACTCCTTTCGGCTTTTCACATCGCTCAAATTCGATCACGAAAACGTAAGGATTTGCGTCCCATCCATACCGGTCAAGGTCTGATTTTTTGATGGTACTGTTCCAGATTTTAATAAAATGCTCTCTGGCTGTATATATGCGATCATATTCATTCTCCGGGCTATGGATAAACCCTCTGTTATCTATCGCTCCTTCTGCCTTTGCTCCATCCTCAGTGACATCCTGCAACCGCTCCACCCTCACATCCGTAACCTTAAGCCAGATGCGTGCGGCTTCTTTCGGCATGTGAATGGATGGTTTCCACTTTGTAACATCGGCAATATCATCTTTCTGCCAATCTTCGTAGTAATAGTATCCTTTCGGTGCCTCTTTCCATGTTTCACG